CCGTTAAAGTAGCATTCTCTCTCACGTAGATGGAACCTGATACTTCTGTTAATGCAGGTGCCGTTAAAGTAGCATTCGCTCTCACGTCGATGTAACCTGATTTCGTTAATGCAGGTGCCGTTAAAGTAGCATTCGCTCTCACGTCGATGTAACCTGATTTCGTTAATGCAGGTGCCGTTAAAGTAGCATTCTCTCTCACGTAGATGTAACCTGATTTCGTTAATGCAGGTGCCGTTAAAGTAGCATTCTCTCTCACGTAGATGGAACCTGATACTTCTGTTAGCTTTTTAAGCTCTACTTTTACGTATTCTGAAATTATTAGATCACCAGTAATTATGGTTACTTCTTTATAAGAGGCTTTATTTTCATTAGTGATTCTTAAATCACCTTTGTGTATATTGATTGTTGTTTTCATGTGTGTTTATTATTTGGTTTTTAAATTAAATGCTATCAAAATCTACAATAAGATGATTTAGTCCTATCTGGCCTAATTCACCGTTTTTTCGAACGACAATAAGACCATCTTCAACCTCAGTGTAGATTGAACTAGAGGTAACTGCATAATATTGTATCACTTTAACCTGCTCACCTTTAATGAACTGGTATATATCATTTTTTACTGTTGCTAATATTGGTTTCATAACTTGTTTGTTTTTTTTATATTCTACTTCCTGATGATAACTTTTTCAGATTCCTATCCTTACTTTCTCTCCATTCGGCTCTGATTTGGTCGTCACTTCGGGGATCGGATTTCTTTACTATTTTAATGCTGTTTTTTCCGTCTAATAGGTGTACTGTACGATAGTCGTCTTCGTTCTCTCTAACTTCTTGAAGACCTTAGCGCCCTTGCGTAACTTGACCTCGCCTTTATTCATGCCTTTTTGGTCGATTACTTCGATCGGTTTCTTCTTGACAATTGATTTAAGACTGGTATTTTTTAAAACCACTTGTGCTGCTTTACCTGGCTTTTTCAATCCTAATTCTCTAAGAATGTTATATACCTGACGTCTAGTGATATTGTATTTTTTACATAAATCCTCACTAGACATATTTCGCTTAAAATCTGCTTTTACTTCCTCGTTACGTTTGTTATAGATCTTTTTTCTCTTTTTTATATGAGGTGAAATGTAGGTATAAGCAACAGTGTATGAAACACCATACTTTTCACCTATAGATCGGTATGTTAATCCGTTGATACGATCCTTGACCATTTGCTCAACAGGGGTTGTACTGTATTCATAAGACTTCCTCTCTTTCTGGCGCGATATCAAATATGCTGGGACGCACTTCTATAATATCAACTTGTAGGCGATTTAATATTTCAGTTCTTTCTTTGTTGGGATTATGAATAATTTCAATCCATGAGTCGTAGAAAAATCCTACTAATTCATGAACATTATCATATGTTGAAAATTCTTGCGAATCAACAAGTCCAGTTGAATCTAACCATAACACAGGCTTTGATGGGTCAGGCAATCTATCAACTACCTTAACTAAATTGGGAGTTGGTATCCCAAAGGTTTTTAATACTTTTATCATGTATGTTAAGCTTTAGTTCCAAACTTTGCTCGAGAAACCAATCACGAGCAAAATCTGGCAAGTCCAAGCGCTTAACCATTTTATAATCATTTGAAAATTCGTACTCACTCCAACCGCATCTGATAAGTCTTTTAACAACCTCAATAAAACCGCTTGGGTTTATTTTGGCAACTTCCTTAATTACAAGAGTTTCTCCTATTTTCAATTTCTTAAGCTTGGTAAGCACTATTAATTCTAAATCAGTGTCAAGTAATCGAGAATTCATAACATAACGCGACATAACCAAAACATTATGCAGCAAACATAACAACTTAATACGACATAACAAAATCGTTAATGAAAATAATTTAAAATATTTGTGATATTTGGGTTTGGAGGGGCATAAAAATCCTCTCAAAAACTGTCAAGTTTTCAAAAAGATTTACAAATAATTTACAATGAAGCAATCAGCAATTGGATAAACTACTGATAATAAAGAGGTTTTAATAAACTAAATATTGATGTAATTCATTAATTGTTGATATTAATAAAACTATTGGTTTATTTTGTATATTTGTATTAATCATCGTTTTTCGATGTTTTTTGCTCTTTGTTGAAATCTAAAATTACACGATTACTTGACAGTTTGTGTTTAAAAAGATTTACAAATAATTTACAACGAGCATGGCAACTGTTAATGCAGTGGTGTTGAAACATCACAAAAAAGAAAATGGCACTTGGAATGTAAAGATTTCAATTAGCCATCAATCCAAAACTACATACATAGACACGACTTCTTTTATTGATAAAAGCTACCTTGATAGTAAAGGTAAGTTAAAAAAGGCTTATATAGATAAATTTTTCTCTGCAAGACTTAATGATTATAGGAATTCCATTTCTGATTTAGGAGCCAAAACGGAACACATGTCATGTGTAGATATTAAAGAATATTTAAAGGCGTATGAAAGTAGAGGGATTGTGATCGATTTCTTTAAAGAGCTGGAATATATAATAGAAGGATATAAAGATGATGATAAAAATTGGAAAGCCTCAATTTATAAAGTCCTACTTACTCATTTAAAAGATTTCATAAAAAAACCTACCTTAAATATAAATGATGTTACTCCTTCATTTTTGTATTTATTTGAACAATTTCTTCGTAAGGATAAAACTAGAATAAGAATAAGCAATACTGGAATTAAACGTACTGAATTTTTAAAGGGGATCACAAGCAATGGCGTTATAAATTATATGGCATCCTTTAGTAATTGTATTTCTATTTTAGAAAAAAAATACAATAATCCCATGATCCATCACATGCCAGTGTTAAACCCTTTCAAATATTATAAATCTCCAAAAGCAACATTACGAAAAAAGAGGAATTTAGATATTGATAGGGTGGTTCAGATTTTTAAATTTAAGCCAAAAGGTTTTATTGAAAACATGTGTAAAGATCTATTTGTACTATCTTTTTACCTGTGTGGAATGAATCAAAAAGATATGTATGTTTATCTTACTGATCCAACTTTAAAAGATAAACTGGAGTATGGGAGGAGTAAAATTAAAAATAAACGCTCTGATGGAGGGTTAACCAATGTAGGAATCCCAAATCAAATTAGATGGATAATTGAAAAGTATTCTGGAGTTATTCAAAGCAGGTACTGCAGCAATCTTTACTTAAATCAGAGCCTAAGTAGGGGATGGAAGTCAATAAGTGAAAAATTAGAATTTAAAGTGACTATGTATTACGCTCGTCATACATTTGCTAGGTTAGCTAGAAGTTCTTGTAAGTTTCCGAAAGATGATGTTTCTTTTGCTTTAAACCACAAATTTGGACTTAACATTACTGATGTATACACAGAGCCAGATTGGTCTGTAGTCCACATGGTGCAGTCTGGTGTTATAAAATATATAGAAGAGGCTATTGATCGGGATATTGAGGAGTGACCTAGAATCACTCCCTTTCATCTAGGAGTTGAAGAATTTTTGTTAATGTATCTTCCATTGTTAGTAGACGATTTTCGACTTCTGATAACCGATATGCAAAAGATTGTCCAGGCTTATCGTGTTTTGATAAATAATTAAGGTCATTGAAATTCATTCCTGATTTTCCAAGTCTTTTTATAATATGTCCTGATAGTTTTCTCTTTCCATTCTCAATTTGAGACAATGTATTAACTGATGTTTCAAGAGCTTCTGCTAATTGAATTTGAGTCCAACCTTTGTATTCTCGAAACGCCCTTACGAGCTTTGCTTCCTCTGTAAAAGGAGTTTCATTACTATTTGCTTTCATTGTGTGTATGTTTTATTATTTCAAACTTAAGGTGGCCATGATCTGCGTGGCTTCCATATGGGACATATTCAATAAAGGATCCTGATTGCAATATACTCTTATCAAGGATCAATAATACTGATGGAAGCCATTCTATTGGGTAGCACCAAATATTTATTATAGCTATCTTTTCACTCTCGTAAAGACAGCCTAATTCTATTCGATCACCAACTCTTGGAGCAGGGCGCTGCTTAGGTGATATCCCATTTAAAGGTGCAGGGTCAAGCCAACTACCTAGATGTTTAATCACTTCCCATATAATTGGAGTGCAGTTCCTGTCTTCTATTTCTCTAAAGAATTCGTTTGACGACATTGTATATTTCTCTTATATCATCAAGGTTTACTATAAAATCAGGGTATTTATTTTTATCAGGATTAAGAGATGAAAGAGTTACATCTCCAGTAGTCAAATCTTGCCCAGAAACTTGTTTTACAATAATCCCATCAGTTCTATGGACAAAAACAAAACTAGACCATTTATGACTATGAAGTTTCCCTGCCCAATGGTGTGGGAGGATTTTTCTACATTGTAAAACAGTACCGTCTAAAATTGCATTTTCGATTGTTCCATCGTTCATAGAATCACCTTCTGCCTCAAAGTATCGATATTTTCCTTTAGGGATATGTGAAACCGTGGCTGTATATTTTGGCAGCATTTCAATAAACTCTTGATCTGCATATCCCTGAAGATATCCTGCTCTTGCCTTAACGGGTACAAATTCAGCTGTCAAGGCAAATAAACCGCCCCCAAGGGGTTTTATTTGTTCCTCACTTTCATCATCAAAATCGCCTAAATCTTTTGCATTGGATTTACTTTTGGAAGTAAATATATATTCCCAATCTTCTTTTGATGGGCTTAGCTTTTCCATCAATATTTTAATTCTATCAGACTCTACACCTTCATCATAATCATCTTGATTAAGTAGAGCGGATAAAGTATTACGACCATATCCAAGATAATCGGGGTTCTCACGGTCAGTCAAGGTTACTTGGCTTATCCCTTTGCGCTTCATCAAACGCTTCAGGTAATTCCCTTTACCAAATATTTTACTCATGTGTGTGTATGTTATTAAAAAATTATATGACTGAAAATCAATGATATAATGTTTATTATGTTTAAAATGTTTTTATTTTGTTTGTTTTGTTTAAAATGTTTAATATCTTTGCTTATGTCAAGTAATCAAGATTCAGCAAATCTAATAAAAAACAAACAATGTGTACATCAAAAAATTAATTAACAAACAAAACAAACAAAATAAACTTTTTCTTTATGGTTGAAATAACAGACCAAGTAGCACTACCAGAGCGTGTTGCGAATTGGGGGGAGGCAATGAAAAAAATGGATGTCGGACATTCATTCCCTGTGGACAATGGATACGAAAAAGACGTGAGATATGTAGCGTGGAACTTATTCCATAAAAAAGATGAGGATTCAGGCACCCCTATAAGTGATAGGAGATTCACAGTTAAACGGGATCCATTAGATGGTGAAAATTTTAGATGCTGGCGAAAACGCTAGAAAGGAGGAACAAAAGATGAATGATTTAGCTTTAGATTTTAGATTAGCTCAAATGCTTCAAGGAGCAGCTGAATTAGGAGGAATTGTAGCATTAACAGAAGTTGGCCAGCTTAAACCTTACTTATGGAAGGCTGAGGCGTACAGAAAGTACGGGCGAGGCGTGGTAGATGGATGGATTAAAGGAGGTGTTATTGATGAACATCAAGACTCACCAAATAGTAAAGTGAGGTTATGCAGAAAGCAACTAGCGTCTGTGGCAGCTTCACAAAATTTAGTTCAATTTATAAATTCGAACAATGGAAACTGAGAAACTAAAAGAGCTGGTGGAGCAACTTCTTGCAGAGGTTCGTGATCTACGTGAAGCAGTATCAATAATAAGGATAGATGCTGAAGCGGCAGGAATAGCTTAAAAAATTCGTTGTAGAGGGCAATCTAAAACGGAATTTATAAATCGGGCAATAGCTCATAAAAATCTAACAAAGAATGAAAGGACGAATTTCAACGGGATCTGTACAACAGGGCAGTACGTTACCCGAAATCGGAAGAATTAAAGTAGGTGAAAAATCTGAAAAAGGTTTCCCTACATCATTGGACTATTTCCGCGCAACTGGAAAGTTCGCAAATCAATTTACTTCCCTAATGGGGGAAAAGCCAAATGAACTTCATATTGCTTTCGTAAGTAATGATCTAAGTGAAGTCTGTAATGAGCAATTCGAGGCTTGGGATAAAGGTAAACGTCTTGGATGGGGAAATGGTGAGATATTCACAGTTTGGGATCCAAAAGGCGGTAAGGATGGTAAAGGATGTTATTTAACAGAATTAACCGCAACTGATCCTAAAGTAGTAGCAATTAAAAAATTGTTTGCTAGGACATTAACACTTCGTTTCGTTTTATTAAAAATGAAAGGCGTTCTGGGTTACTGGACATTTCAGACTAAAGCTAAAGAAACTACAATTCCATCAATTGTTAGGGCATTCGACATGGTTATGGAGCGTTCAGGAAGTATTATTGGTTTCCCATTTAGTTTAGTTGTTGAGAAGGTAAAAAGTTACTCCCCTGGAGAAGCTAAAAATTACCCAATCGTAAAACTAGTTCCAAATTTCACTGAGGAAACAATTGAACAAGTACGTGCTTACGTAGAATCTGGTGCTGATCTAAATCGTATTACAACTAATATGATTACATCGGGGGCTATACTAGGAAATGTTAAGCAGTTGGGTAGCGTTGTAGTGGCAGATGAATTTATTGACGCGGAGGAGGTGAAGTAATGGAAATATGGAAAGACGTTGTTGGTTACGAAGGGTTATATCAGGTGAGTAATCTTGGCAATGTAAGGAGTTTATCTCGACTAGTTGATTATGGACATTGCAAGGCCTTTAGAGAAGGCAGGGTGCTAGCAAAAGCAATAGATAAGGATGGATACGAATTGGTAGGCTTGAATAAATCATCTAAATCCAAACTATGTAAAGTGCATCGTTTGGTTGCGGAATCTTTTGTCAGAAATACTAATCAACTTTCTATTGTAAATCACAAGGACGGAGTCAAAAACAATAACAACATAAATAACCTCGAATGGGTTAACAATTCTGAAAATATACAGCATGCGTACGATAGTGGCTTAGCAAAAGCCCATAAAGGTGAAAAATGCGGAGCATCAAAGCTTACTGAAGAACAAGTTCAAACAATGCGTCGTTTAGCTAATCAAGGTGTCATGCATAAAGATATAGCCGCTCAGTTTAGCATATCGAAAAGAGGTATTCACAATATTATATCACGTAAATCTTGGAATCACATATGAATGTAGAATTTGTTCCCACGGAATGGTTTAACGCCGAAGCTTTGCGTTTGCCAGATTATAAAGTTGGCCGAGTGAATTTTTCAGGCGGCAGAGCATATATTAGGTTAAATAATGATGGGGTGCCTATCGAATCTCCATTACGCCTATACACTAGTTTAACAACAAGCATCAATCAGGCTAGCCCTATGGAAAGACCGTTGCTTGAGTGGTACTGTAAGCATGGTCTGGAAGAACTAGCATCTCACTACGGAACTCTAATGCATTTAGAAATTGGAAAGTTTCTTATTAACCAATTTTACGATTTCGATATGGTCGATACAGTTGTTGAAGACTATCTTTCAGAGCATTCGTATTATCAACCCGATTGTAAGGAGTGGCCTGAGAAATTAAGAAATGATTTAACTGCATTTATTCAGTTCTATTTAGACTATAATATTACTCCACTTGGTATTGAATACGTTCTACTCAGCGATCGGGGTTACGGTACATTGATTGACCTAGTGTGCAACATGACTATTACGGTTGATGGTTTAGATTATGAAAACACTTACAAAAGTGGTGTTCGTAAAGGTGAGCCTAGAGAATGTAAAGTAAAAAAAGAAATAAGAGCGATAATCAATTTCAAATCAGGTCGCCATGGATTTTACCGAACGAATGGATTGCAGTTAGAAGCTGAACGTCAACTTTGGGAAGAAAACTTTCCTGATCTTCTTTTGGATGCTGCATGTAACTGGTCGCCTAAAGATTGGAAAGGCGCCACGCCTTCATATAATTTCAAAGACTGGACAGGAGATATCACAACTGCAGAAGTTGAAGCAGTAATGACCTTAGCCGACATCCGTTATGCAAGCAAAGCTGAGTCTAAAGTTTACACAAGTATTGGAGGGATATTCTCAATAGCTGATAGATCAAAAGGCCTTAGTAATGTTATTCGACGTGAAGGCATTGGCGAATATGTTGGTAGAAAATTTGGACATGCTTTACCAAATCCTGATAAATTACCATTTTAAGATATGGGAAAAATACCTAAATATACAGATCTAAATTGGGCATTAGAGGTTATTGAATTTAGTGAGTCTAAGGAGTTTTTACGACTTAATGCAAGAATAATTGCTCATTATTTTTCTATAGCAGATGGGGATAATGAGGATAAAAATTGTTCAAGTGAAGATTTTTCTTTTATGGAGAATTACAGCAGAAATGTCGACAAAGCAAACAAGATTATTCAATATTATTTTGCCAATAAAAAAATACAGGATATTGATGAGAGTTATATTTTAAAAATCTTAAAAAAAGATGGAATACAACCTTCAAAACAATCAATAAGTTTAAAAAAGGAACAAATTAAACTTCATAGACTAAAAAATAAAATAAGAGATTATGTCAAAGAAAATACTAAATGCCCCAGTTAACAACAAATCAATATTCCATTCAATGGGTCAATTATTTGAGTTGGTAGCAAACGATGATTTTGATTTAGATAAAGCTCAAATGCTATTGGCGATAACTGATAGAGCGCATACAAGCTTGCGTATAGAATTGGAGAGGACAAAGATTCAAGCTGTAATAAATGCTACTAAAGCTGAAATTAGAGAGATTGAAACCAAAGGTTTTGATGATACTTTAAATAACCAATAATGGAAAATCCATTTGAGGTACTAATGGCAAAGCTATTGGAAATAGAATCTAAAGTTGATTCATTATTAGGTGAAAAATACGAAGTTAAAGATGATGGTTTATTGACAAAGAAAGAAGCTGCTAATTACTTAAGAGTCTCCTTGAGTACACTAACAAACCTTGTTAACTCTGGACAATTGATAAAATCTAATATTGGGAGAAATCCAAAATTTAGAAAATCTAATTTGGACAGTTTTTTAAAAGAAAACTAAATACGGCGAATTCGCCACAATTAACTCGGAGGATTAAAAAATGGCACATTTAAGATATAAAATAAATCCTGATGATTCGCAAGCTAAGAAAAATATTCAAAACTTGCTGGATACTCCATTCAACACAACAATCAAAAAGGAGGTAGTTCCTACTCAATACCTAAAACAGTTCAAAGCAGCTGTTAGCTTACTTAATAGTTCTGAACATTTTGAGAACTCGTTGAGGACTTATACTGCTAGCGTAAGGATGACGCCAAAACTGGTCAAGACAACAGGTCTTTCAACACCTAAATATATAGACCCAGTTGTATACATTGAGGAAAAAGCAACACTGGCAACTGAGGCAATGAAAGAGGTGAACAGTATAATTGAACAAGTTCATTTTAAGAAAAAAGGTAAAGATGCTATAATAGACATGCAGTATAATCTTATTGATACGGTTGATAAATTGTACTACCTATCATTAGAGCATCAAGCTCAAGTAGCCGAATTAATTAACAAATTATCAAATAATAAATAGAGATATGTCAAACAGAAAATTAAATGGGTCAATTGCCCTTACCAAATTACCTCAATCAATTATCCTTGAAAAGAAAGGTAAATCAGGAATCGTTCGTGGAGTATTCTTACCCATTGATGGTAACCACTTAATAGAAAAAGATGGTGCTATATACATGGATATTCGAGTAACTGTAAGGGATGAAGTCGACCAATATGGGCAAAACGGTTTTATTAGTAAAGGTGTGCCAAGTGAGGTGTATAAATCCTTGAAGGATACACCCGATGCTTTGAAATCAGCCCAACCGATCCTGGGTAATATCAAAGATTTCTCTGCATCCAGTAACTCAGCTCCTGTTGAAACCGTCAGCGACGACGACGATCTCCCGTTCTAAAGCCTAACTATTAAAGCGGTGATTGTGGAGGGCAAACCCTTTCACCGCTATTTTTTAATCTCTAACAAGAATTTAACATGCAGAATCCTGTACAGATTTTTTGCGCGCTATCAGATATGGAGGTAGCGGCATGAAAGCAATCAATTTTGAACTCAGAGAATACCAAACAGATTTCGTAAATAACTTAGCTCGTGGCCTTCGTGACCACAGGAGATCTATTGCTTGCGCCCCAACTGGAAGTGGTAAAACAAAGATGCTAATTGAAGTTGCGCGAAGATCTATTGAAAATGGTAGAGCGGTTGTTGTTATCTCAGAATCAACAAAAATATTTGATCAAATTACTAAAGAAGCTGGCGGTATCGAAATCGCTAATGGAAAGAAGCATGTAAACATTAATGGGGGAGAGCTATATATTGCCATGGCGCAGACTTTAACCCGTCGCCCACTAATTATTCAGCAGCTCGCAGAACTAGAGTTTCCTCCTCTTATTATAATTGATGAGGCTCACATTGGAACACCATCAAATATTATTAGAAAGCTTATTGAAGCTAGTAATCCCTATATCCTTGGCTTTACCGCAACACCAGATGCACGTGTAGCAAAACATTTGCCAGAATTATACAATAATTGTGTTGTCTGTTGCCAGGTTGATGAGCTTATCCAGCAGGGGTTTCTTTGCTCTTACCGACATAAAGCCAGAACTAAAGTTGACACGGATATCCTTGAAATAAGGAACGGTGAATATACAGAGGAGTCACAAGAAAAAGCCTTTGGAACACCAGCTGTATACGATGGTATTATTGAAGATTTGAGAACAGAAAAGTTCAATAAGGCAATGATATTTGTCGCTTCAATAAAGCATTGCAAAGAGATGAATAAGCGTCTGCAGGCAGAAGGATTTTTATCAATTGAATATCATTCGCAATTAGAAAACGCTAGTTACGAGCTTGCAAAATTCACAGAATTGGGATTGGCTAATATATGTGTGTCTGTCGCTTCATTAACCAAAGGGTTTGATTATCCCCCTGTTGATCTTCCTATTCTGGCAAGAGCAACAACATCGTTGCCATTATATCTGCAGATGTTAGGTAGAGCATCAAGACCTGTTCGTGATGAGAATGACATCTTAATAAAATCTCACTTTACGGCGCTTGATTATGGTGATAATTGGTTAAGGCATGGTTTATATTTTGAAGACCGTGAGTGGGATAAAATGTGGTGTACTGTGAAAAAAGGCAAAAAAGGTGAAGGTGTTGCGCCAGTAGCGTTATGTCCATCTTGTGGATCAATAATAGTCGCATCACAGCGTATATGCCAATTTTGCGGACATGAGCGACCAATGACCGAGAAAGAGTTGGAGCAAGGAGAACTGGTTGAGGTTACCTCACATTATACCAATCTTGTTGGGCGCCATATTAGCCAGCTTTCACCAAAGGAATTAGCTATTTACGCTAAGCTAAAGAAGAAGCAAGTTTTTGCAACCCGTGTAGCTAAAGCTAAAGAACAGGAGCAAAAGGGATTCCTTCCAGCGTTTGGTGCAGCAATGGGATACAAGCCCACTTGGGTGGAAATACAATCCCGAATGATCGGATCAAATAGAATAGATTTTACAGATATACAATTACGATAATGGCAGTTGAGTTAGGGAAAGTTTGGGGTGAAATTTCGGATTTGGTAAAAGATGGAATATCCTTAATACCAGTTCGTGAGGAGGGTGATAACACTCGCCCAGCAAAGACGCCATACGGGTCGTGGACAGAATACCAACAACGTATTGCTGATGAAGGTGAACTGTGGGCAATCATGGAAGCTAAGAACACTACGGCAATTGCCGCTGTATGTGGATCCGTATCTGGAAATCTTGAGTGTATTGATATTGACAGCAAGTATAATCCAGGTATTGACGCTACTTTATTAAGTGATATAAATAAATTCTATCCTCAGCTATCTGTAAGGCTACGAATTCACTGTACACCTTCTGGAGGATATCATATCATTTACAGAATAAAAGACCATAATACAGAAGGCAACTTGAAGTTGGCAGGTAGGATGAAAACTGAGGAGGAATTACATACAGATTATTGTAGCGGAAAACGTAAGCCTACAAAGTCTGTAAATTTCCTTGAAACTCGCGGTGAAGGGGGGTATTTTTTATTTCCGCCATCCCTAGGTTACACCATTCATCAAGCTAACCCTATTCCTTTGATCATGTGGGAGGAACGCTGTTCATTGATAAACTTATGTCGTAGTTATTGTGAGGTTACTAAAGTTGCTGCAACTCCGCAGCCTAGTAAGGCTCAAAATGATTTTTACACAACGAACCCGTTTGAAGACTTTAATTATCGTTGTGATCCGGTACAGTTGATGGAGTCTCAAGGGTGGAGTTTTTTAAGAGAAAATACGAAGTTTATATGGTTTACACGTCCTGGTAAAGATCAAGGAGTGTCTGCATCTTTCAATACTGAGAAACGCATATTTTATATATTCACAAGTTCTACTGACCTTGAATCAACACGAGGCTATAACCCTTCAACTCTTTACGCAGAGTTCACTCACAGTGGGGATAAGAAAGCAGCTTTTCGTGCATTAGTGCAAGATGGCTTCGGCAAGGTAAAAAGGTCGGTTGAGCAATCTATTGTAAAAAAGGCTGTAATTAATGGACAGGCTGCAGTTCCTCCAAATTTTAGTGATGAGGCAAAACAGCATTTCGCTCAATTACAGGAGCAATTTACAGAGCAGCATCCATACGGTATTTTTTGGGAGTATGACGATAAAGGAAAATTTAAAATCGGGCACGAAGACTTTCTTCAGGTAGCTAAAAGCTTGGGATTTAGATACCATCAAAATAATGCCGTTCAGATTAATCATAAATTCATTGAACAGGTGACATTGATTGAATTTTTTGATTCTATGAAAGGATATATTCAAGAGGAGGAAGCTAAAGATTATACGGATATATGCAGTGCGTTTGAAAAGTTCATACAATCTTCTGGAAAGTTTATTGTTGAAAATCGTCTGGAAAAGTTTGACGATACAGATTGTATTCAAGACTCTGCGGACACATGTTATAAGTTCTATGATAATGTTGCTATCCGTATCACCGCAAGTTCAATTACAAAAATTGATTATAATGATATTGATGGCTATATATGGGCTGATAAAATGCTTGGCAGAGATTACATTGATGACACCATTACAGCATCACCGTTATATGAGAACTATTTAAAAAATGCCACTGGGACTCAAGATGGAAAAGTAAAGGATAATGTGAGAAGTATTATAGGTTATCTAACCCATGATTTTAATTCACCTGTTAGCCTATATATTATTGTAATGACCGAGATGGTTAACGATGTTAAAAAGGGTGGTGGATCAGGTAAGAATATATTTATTAATGTACTTAAAAAATTCGTTGGTGTTAGCACCGCATCAGGATCCATGGTAAAATGGGATGATAAATTTTATGCCGTATGGAATGAAAGATCAAGAATATACTTTATTCCAGATATTCCTAAAAGAGTGCCGTGGTCAATGCTTAAGAGTGCGATTGAAGATCCTCTTGTGAATAAAAAGTACAAGAGTGAATTTTCAGTACCAATAGAACAGGCTCCGAAACTGGTGTTTAATACTAATTTTTCATACGAAGATGATGATGGGGGGTTAAGAAGACGTATTCGTCATGTTGAATTTACCGATTATTATACAATACACGGTGGTGTAGATGTTGTGCACGGGAAATTGTTCCCAGATGGTTTTTCTAAAGAAGATATGAAAGGATTTGATGATTTTATTTTATCATCTATTCAATATCATCTTAAGGAAGGGTGTAAAATACAGAAAGAGGATTTGAGCCAAAATGGTTGGGATAAGAAGTTTATGAATCAGTTCGGGGATAAGACCTTAGAATTTTTTCTTGATAACATACACATTTGGTTAAAGAGTGACTATGTAGAAGTAAGTAATTTCCAAAAAGCCTATGATGAATACGTGGCAACCGATTTAAAGGAAAAATATAAGCTAAGTCAACGTACTCTTAATGCAGCTTTAGTAGAATTCTGTGATCGATATTCTATTAAATTTCAGCAATCAGTAGTTAAAAGATTAGCTCATCAAACCAGAAGGGTTCATATTTTTGATGGCACTTTTGAGGGAGAACAGTTTTTTGAAGACGAATTTCCATTTTAATTGCAAAATTTATTAACTGATTATCAATTGGTTATAAACTTTTTGTTTAAAATGTTTGAATTGTTTATTTTGTTTACTAAGTTTGTTGTGTCAAAAGACAATAACAGGTGAATGCAGTCACCTTGATGTACTGTAAAAAAGCGCGGTTAGCAGGAGGGCAATCCTTGCTAACCGCTAGTAAAAAATCTCTAACAAGAATTTAACGTAATGCAAAATAACGAAATTTTAGACGAAATCTACAACCTGGTAAAAGAAGTTGTAGGAGACATGGATTTTGAAGAGGCTATTCAAATGCATCATGACTATCAAAATGACCATACAACTACTATATGTCCGTGCTGTGAGTCATCCTTGAATGAAGCCGAGTTGGTATACGTAGAAGATGTAGCTTCATCCTGGGAAGATCCAAGCGAGTCTCATAATGAATGCCCATTTTGTAATGTGGAGTTATCCGCAGGATCTCTTGAGAAACCCGAGTTTAGAACATGGTTAGATATCAAATCATGAAATACGAGAAAGATTTTATTAGTAGCTTGAATCTTATCCAAGCTAAGGTATGTGATGCTACAGAAGACTATACCGATATGGACAAAGTATCTGAAAAATTTTATCAGATGCAGCAGTCTTGGAAAAAAAATAAATTTAAGCCTATTTCAAAGATGGAATATTTGATGCGCAAGATCAAGCTAAAATGGGGTAATTTATTATATAGATGGGATCGTATCATGAATTCTGGAGAAATATTGTTTGTTCTTTTCGTGATAATTTCTTTCATAGCAATTGCTTTAGGTATAATAATTGGAATTTATTTTCCAGAATTTTAATAACACACACAATGATTTTACCAAGATCTCCTTGACAATAACGAATAAGCCCCTTAATAGGGGCTTTTCTTTTTCTATCTACCTCCAATTACCTCTATTTTTACCGAAATGTTACAGCATGTTACAGCATTGTTACAGAAACTGCTGAAACAAAAAACACACTTTAAGTATTATTAAAGCTATTAAATTAGTAGTGTTACAGGAGTTACTACATTTTTATAAAAAAAGAATATATTATAAATATTACATATAAGTGTTATAACACACAACCGTTTGCGTAAAAATAACATCATTATACATTTTAGGTTTTATAGAAAAGAGTACAAAACATACCTTTTTCTGTAACACTATGAAAAAACAACCTTAACTGAACAGAATAGCACTTTTTGCTGTAACATTTTTAAACCGAACTGGTAACATTATTGCCATTAGAAGCATTTTGTATTTTTTTTCACTTATCATTTGCGTTATGTAATGTTATGTGTTATCTTTACATTGTGTGTGTTTAACAATAGGAGCTGGATCTGTCAAGGGTGAAGGTTCCTATTGATTTAAAGCAATATTATGGGAAGAATTACAGATACAAATTTAGATAAGTCGGAAATTCAAATACAAGCAGAAATGTTTCAATGGGCGTGGAATACTTTTCCGCAAACCCGCCGTTTGCTTTTCCATGTTCCCAACGGGGGTAATCGTTCAGCTCGTGAAGGAATGCAGTTTAAAGCCAGTGGGGTTATCGCTGGTGTACCTGACTTATTATTCCTCTGGAATGATTGCGCTTACGGTCTTGAAGTTAAGACTCAATCAGGAGAATTAAGTAAAGTGCAATCTGACCTTCATAAAGTTTGGACAGATAATGGGATTACTATTTACATTGTCAGATCACTAGAAGAGTTTCAATATTATTTTAAATCAATAATCAACAAACGAAAGGAAAATGTAGCATGAGCAATGATAATGTCGTAAAGTATCTCGAGAGGAATCACCCATCAATATATGTTGAGGTGAATAATAAGCTTACGTCCATCCCGTGTAGTTCCCAATTAGTAAATAAAGTATTATCAATAGTTATCAGAAGAACGTCTGAGACTTGGAAGATTAGGCTATTGCTTACATCTTCTATTTTACTGTTATGTTCTCCCGAATCAATTCATAGTGACGATCGAGTACGCAAGGGTGTTGCATTATCCATTTCAGAAGAGCTTGATATTACCAAACAAGCAATAAGTGCAAGGTTAGAACAATGTCGCCATTACTACAGAAACAACGCCTGGACAAGGGAAACAGTAGATGCAATTATAAAGGAGGTTAGAGATGAGTGCTGAAGAAGAGGTAAAGCTTACTGACAAGCAGAGGAGATTTGTTGAGGAATATTGCTCTAATGGTTATAATGCCGCACAAGCTGCAATTGATTCAGGATATAGTGAAAGAACAGCCTATTCAGTTGGCTCGGAGAACCTTAGAAAACCTGATATTTCACAAGCAATTAAGGATAGGTTGGATAAACTTACTCTTACAGCAGAACAGTTAGCCAAAAGGACTGCTGATATCGCCATGGGCGATTTATCGAAATACATGACAACTAGGATGGTTGAACATACTCCACGGATCCGTGTTGGGCTTCAAGATCTTATTAATAAGCTTGAATTTGATTTAATATTACAGGAAGAATTTTGTGCTGAAAAAGGTTATACAGAAGAGCAGTATGATGATTTTCAAAACAATGCAGTTCAACCTATACAAGATAAGATTTTAAAATACTCAATAGAACTAAAGCATAATCCTACAGCAACAAGAGTGATCAGCGGGGAAACTGAATTAGTCCCACATGTAGAAGTCGATATGATTAAACTATTAGCTGATAAAGAGAGAGGAATAATTAAATCTTTTAAATATGGAAAAGGTGGACTTGAGGTTGAGTTGTACCCAGCTGATGCTGCAATGGATCGTTTAATGCGTGTTCGTGGAATGTATAAAGATAAACTTGACATCACCACTAAGGATCAGTCATTGAATGAAAAAGTATCTCCAGAAGAAGCTCAAAGACTATTACAGCAATTAGCTAATGGTGGGTTTAATATAGAGGAATAATGAAATTAACAGAATTAACTAAAACAGAGCAAATTTTACATTCAACATTTGTAAAATTAAATGGGATGACGTCGATTGGTGACTTAGATCATTTTAAGTCATTATCTATTAAGCGAATGATAGATATTATTGCACTATTGAAAAGTGGGTTTTCATTAAAACAGATAAAAGGTTATTCAATTTGGACGGAGGATTAAAATTGGTTTTTACTAAGCGAGATATTATTGGGTTGTGGTGTAAATCATCAATAATGAACTACACAAAATACTTCTTTCAAAAACAATATGGAAGAAGTTTTGTCGTTGGTGAACATCATGTTAAAATAGCCAAAGCTCTTGATGATGTATTGATGGGTAGAACAACACGCTTAATTATCAATATCGCTCCTCGTTACGGTAAGACCGAGTTAGCCGTAAAGAACTTTATCTCCGCAGGTCTAGCAATCAATCCATCCAGTAAGTTCATTCACTTAAGTTATTCTGATGATCTTGCATTAGACAACTCCGAATCTGTAAAAGACCTAGTGACAAGCGAGGCTTATCAACAGCTATTCCCCGATGTGCAATTGAAGGTTGGAGCTACAGCAAAAAATAAGTGGTATACAACTCAAGGCGGAGGTGTATATGCTCGTGCTGCAGGTGGTCAGGTGACAGGATTTGGAGCCGGACAGGTTGATCTTGAAGAGCAGGAGTTTAAAGACGCATTAGAAGAAATGTTTGTTGAAAGCGGTGTTACCACTTTTGCAGGGGCATTGATCATAGATGATCCTATTAAGCCAGACGACGCAGATAGTGATGTAGTACGAGGTAGGGTTAACAATAGATTTGACAGCACTATTATAAATCGTGTAAATTCAAGGAATACACCAATCATAATAATTATGCAGCGCTTGCATGAAGATGATCTTTGCGGCCATGTTCTAGCTAATTATCCTGATGAATGGACAGTATTATCATTGCCATGCATCATCACAGAGGAAGGGCAATCATTAGAAGAAGGAAGACCATTATGGGAGTTCAAACATACTCTTAATGAGCTTCTGCAAATGAATGATATTAATCCGATTAACTTTGGAAGGCAGTACATGCAGAATCCTCAGCCAAAAGAAGGATTGATGTATAGACCATTTAAAGAGTACCTTAATATACCGCCATCCGCTAAGATTTTACGAAAATCCTACACAGACACAGCTGATACGGGTAAAGATTATCTATGTTCAATTGCTTATGCTGAAACTGACACAGCAATCTATATACTTGATGTTATATACACTCAGGATCCTATGGAAATAACAGAGCCAGATACAGCACGGCAATTGGCTACATATAGAATAGAACACGCTATGATTGAATCGAATAACGGGGGGCGTGGATTTGCGCGTAACGTTGAAGCTCACCTTGTAACCTTAAAGGCCTTTAATACTAACGTTGAATGGTTTCATCAAAGCGACAATAAACACAATAGGATATTCACCAATTCAGCTAAAGTAAATATGCTAATTCAAATGCCAGTCGGATGGGATAAAATGTGGCCTATCTTTTACAAGCATGTGACTACATATAGCAAAAAAGGCAATAATCCACATGATGATGCCCAAGATTGCTTAACAGGAGCCGTAGAAAACTTTGGAGTGAACAATGAAACGATAATAGATCCAGCAGTATTAGGAATGTTCCATTAAAAATTAAAATTATGTCAACAGAAATAAATCCAGTAATAATTGAGCAGTTAGGAGCTAAGTATAAACCAGTATATGACGCTAAAGTTGAAATTGATCCTAAAGAGCATGCGATATACGATATATCTAAGAGGCCTCAAAAGCTTATTACTAAGCCTGTTATTGGGAGTGATGGAAAACCTAAGAAAGATGCTCAAGGGAATGCTGTAACTCAAACTAAATATGTTGATCCAACACGTCTAAGTCTGAGTATGCAGGACATCATTGTTACTCGTAGAGTGGCCTTTATGAACCTTGGAAAGATAAAGTTATTTGCAGAACCTAAAGATGCTTCTGAGGAGCGTGCTTACAATCTGTTACAGAGATTAAGAGAGAATAATAAAATATCGTTTAAAGAAAGCGAAATAGCTACAATATTAAATAAGGAGTTACAAGCTGCAAAATTATATTATTCGGTTGATACCTTAGACGCTAGTCAGTGGGGAGGGTTATCTAATGTGAAAAAAGATTTTAAAGTGCAAGTATTATCTCCAAGTAAAGGAGATTCTTTACTACCTATTTTGGATTCTCGTGGTGATTTAATCTATTTTGGCAGAGGATATACCCGTCAGCCTGATCTAGTAGAAATAATGGCAACTGGTGGAGAGGTTGCTGATGCAGAAAAAGAAATTAAATGCTTAGATATTTATAGCAAGGAGAAAAAGTACAGATTCGAGCAAGGAGACGGGGTTCAAGGTGAAGCTGCAGAAGGGGGATGGACGTTAGTTGAAACAGCTGATCTACCATACGGGAAGATTCCAATTATATACTATTCACGTCAGGTTCCTATTTGGGCAAATGTTCAATCACTTATTGAAAGACTTGAAACAGCGTTAAGTGATCTTAGTGATGCCAACTCTTATAATGCATCACCATTGCTTGCATTTTTAAACGTTGATGGAGCTCAAGCACAAGAAAAAGGTGAGCAGGGTAAAGCAGTTGCAATTAAAGGTGATAAGGCAGATGTAAAGTATGTTACTTGGGATCAGGTTATAAATGCTGTTGAATTCGAGGTTAAGACATTGGTTAACTTAATCTATTCGTTAACTCAGACGCCTAACATAAGCTTTGAAGAAATGAAAGCTTTAGGTGACTTATCTGGTGTCGCATTTGATCGGGTATTTATAGATGCACATTTAGCAAGCAGACAGGAAATTGAAGGCGGTTATGGTGAACTAATTCAGCGAGGTATTAACCTTGAAAAATCCCTACTTGCGTCCATGGAAACCTCATTAATAAAATCTCTTTCATCATTGAGTGTTACATTTGATGCCCCACATTTTCAGTTAGAAGATTTAGATGCTGATGTTGATTTAGCAATTAAAGCTAAAAATGGAGGTTTGATAAGTCAGGAGACAGCAATTGGAATATCTGGACTTGTATCAAACGTACAGGATGAGATAAAAAAGATTGAAGAGGACGGGAGCGGTGTTGATAATCAAGTGGTAAAATTAAAAGATGCTGGCTAATAGTGTGTAAAATCACTTCAATGCTCCAAGTTTGGCTGTAAAAATAAATGTGTAAAATGTTTAATAAATGTTTGTTTTGTTTAAAATATTATTTATATTTGTAGTGTTAGCGCGAGGCTAATATATAATAGGTCGTATGGTGAGTGTAAGAGATTTTACTACAGGGTTTTGATTTTTTACCGCACGAAACAAAGACCTAATTATTTAACCGACCGTTTCCGAAAGGTGAGTAAATCAAAATACAATAAGGTGATCGTAAATGCTCGATCGTGGGTGTCACAGCATCCTATTAGCCTTGCGACGGTCGGTTTTAAGAATTTAATTAACTATAATATGAAATACGAAGAAAAAACATTGATACAGCTTTTAGAAGAAGCAGGTGTAAAAATACTGTACAACAACCCTAAGTATAAAGCTCCTAGTCATTTAGAGTATAACGGTAAAACAATAATTGCGCCTTCGGCTAACAGATGTATTGAGGTTGTAAAGCGAGAATTTGGAATTGACTTAACAACATTTGATGATTAGTTCTTTAAAATCACGTGGTAGAGCAGTTGGTAGCTCGTCGGGCTCATAACCCGAAGGTCATCAGTTCGAGTCTGATCTACGTGACGATACTTAATATAATGGCTTTATATTGAAATTGTAGGATAACGTGCCATCCATTACCAACGGGATTTAATTAATCTTAAATGTGCGTTTTGGTAAAAAGAAAGCCCTACTGAAAGGAAAGTTCACAACTAAACCTGCTTAGCCTTTGGAATGTAAAGGCAACACACACCGTTGGACAAATTGGTTAAGTCGTCACCCTTTCACGGTGAAGATCATGGGTTCAAATCCCATACGGTGTACAAACTATTTAAGCAAGAAAAAACGGTATACCTACTAGTTAGGGTGAGTCAAAAGTAAGGCGATAGGGGACTATAAATGCATAGTCATGGGTGCCTCATACATCCTGTTTTCCAGCGTGCCGTTTTTATATTTTATTAAGATTATGAGACGAATAGACCTTATTTGTTTAAGCTTTAAATCCTGTAAATATACAGGTTGTGAAATTCTCAAGATATATTCTTTAGCAATAGATTGTTGCGGCACTTGTGGGGCAAGTATTCTCCATTCACTTGAGTTATTACAACAAGCTTCTTTCAAAATGTCAAATGCAATGGCTAAAAATACTAAAGCCTTAGAAGAGATTAAAATGAACATTTCGAAATCTTTTAATCCAACATTTGATTATGAAACAAAAGACTTCCAAAATAAAACTAAATACATTCGTCAACAACATAAACTTGCCCAAAGGCATTTTAAGAGGAAATAAGGATGCTTAAGAAATTAAAAAGAAACGCAAGAAAAGGAGTATATAAACATTTGTATACTGATTCTCATTACATGATATTATCACAGCCAACAGATTATAAACAAAAGATGCAGTCATATAATGTTTAACCATGAAAATAACTAACACTCTATACTTTCAAAGTAAGGAATTGCGAGTTGCATTCGCAAGGTTTGTGAGGCCAATTGAAAAACCATTTGTAAAGATTTTAAAATTTATAACCAAAACTAAATTATGAAAAACATACTACTACTACTATCAGCACTAATTATCATTTCAGCATCTTCATGCAAGAAGGATAATACACAACCGGTTAAACACCCTCCGATTAAGGATAGGGTTCAAAGCGATACTGTTACCAACTTAATTTACGTTAATAAATGAAAAGAGAAGTAGACGATCTAATCGAAATCAGGAAACGATTTGCTAATAACCTGAAAAACTACAGGAGATCCAGAAGGTATACGCAAAATATGCTATCTGATAAATTAGGTATCAAAAGAGCTGCTCTAGCATCTTATGAAGAAAATAGAGCATTCCCTAACCCAAAGGTATTATGTGGTCTGTCAAGGCTCTCAAATACTCCTGTTGATGCGTTTTTAAATATCCATATTATGTGGAAGGAAATTTAATTATATTTGAGTTATGGCATTGGTAGTTCATTGTATGTTCGCCCTAACATAGTTCTGATTATTTCCTCTCTATGCTCTATACCAAGTTCGCATGAGCGATTAATGAGCATATAACCACTTATGTCTGGATATTCGAAATGTTGGAATGTCACATTACCGATCCTCTTACGGGCAATATATGTATATAGATTATATCTTTGGTTTTTCTCTAAAGGCTCAACCATGTTAGATTTTCTATCAAATGTTCTTGCTCCAGCAAACCCAAATGATGCCATTGGGTATTCATTAAGAATAATAGGGATTATATTCAAACAACTATTCAAAATATTGCCGAGATCGTGTTTATTTGTTATTAGGGAATATTTTTTATCAGTTTTTTTATAGCATTTCGGGTAAAACTTTATTGAAAAAAAATCATAAAGATGCCCCTCAGCTAATATGACATAATTTAATTTTGTAATAGGGGAATAGAATTTATATATAAACGATAAAAGATGATCGGAACCATCTTTTATCGTTATTTTTTGAATGAATTTTAATTCATATCCAGGGTAATTAAAATCCAATACTACTAAGGAATTAAGAAATTATTACAGTCAAAATTACCCTGAGTCATTCTGCCAGATGGAACTCCTGAAAAAACTTTTGATCCTTTAATGTTCATTTTTTCAACAGTCATAGATTTTACTTCCTTAATAGAAGTCCAATTTAACCTAACACCTTTTGGTATTTTATGGCTATTTTTCACTACATGTTGCATGTTGATAATACTTTTAAATCTTGTTTAGTTCTATATATTTAGACAACGGAAAGCCGTAAAAGTTTAGAATTCCGTTAAATTTAATCTTGCTTTTCTCATAAATCTTTTTATCTTTGCGCCCTCTTTGAGAAAACTTGACTTCTCAAACATAGTAATATTTGTATAACCAAACAAATCTTTGATATTCCCGAGCTGACCGATCACTTTTCACTATTTCTTCAGTAATGGATCATTCAATCATTCACTTATTAATAGAGCTATTTTTATGTTTATACAAACAAAGAATATTAACAAATGATACAACAGTGTGTTAAATGTTTTGGCGATCGCAAAACGCTTTAAAATAGGTGATTTTAAATGTAATTTTTTTGTAACAAAATATAAAAAATATTTTATAATCGTATTAATTGTAACATGAGAGAATAAAAAAGACCAGATCTACTGGTCTTTTTGCATTTACATCCTTTCGAATACTCGAACCCTTACGAGTCCCTCATTTCTATTTCGTATGACTTTATGAGGTTCAAACTTAACATTAGTATTAACACAATATTGGTGTATAGCACGGTTGTACGGTCTTACTCCTAAGCCTTTTATTCCATACTTTTTATTAAATTCTGAAACAGGTATCTGTCTCTGTTCTATCCATTCATCAATATTGTTTTCAATATGATCAAGCACCAGATGTCCGTATTCTTTTATAAACAATTCATGCCAAGGAGATGGTTGGGTATTTATTTCAAATCCTGATGCACCCATAGTTTTGCAAAGAAACTCCTCAATAATTTCCAATTTGTCAGCTCTAGCTTCGATTTGTTTCATATCGTCGTGAAGTTCCTGACGCTCTTGTTGAAGCTGCCTAGTTAGTTGAAGAAGTGAGGACGTACCAATGAGGTGTTGTTGTTCTAATTGTTCCCATCTTCTGTTAATCTTAATTCGTAAAGGAATACTATAACCTGTTATTAGGTCTAAAGTTTGGATTTTGGTAAGGTTGAATTCGCGGTAATATTGACCATTATCAGCCTTGTAGTTCATGGCTGGAATTTCAGCCATGGTCATTTCAGCATAATGCTTATTTAGGATATCAATATCTGTAAGAACATTCTTATGCAATTTCCCTGTCAATTCCGCAATCTCGCGGCTAGACATTGTTTTATTGATATTAGCTAAGTCCATAAGTACCTCCTTTCGCTGTATTTAAAGTGAGAGCGTATTCGATACGTCTTTTTGTCCCCGATACCTGCTCAACAAAATTGTTGAGCAGGGTGTAATCTTCATTTTCAACGAATCCGTACTTTTTAATTCTGTTTTTAATCCAATTTGAAAAATCTTGTCTGCTTTCCAAAAAAGAATGCAATTCCCTTGCCGATACTGGATTATCAGAATTATTTGGGTTTAGTTTTATTAGCTCTTCCATATTAAATTGCTGATGCGTTTACTTTTCTGCTTAACAATGCTTTAATGACTTCATGGGGGTTATATTTTTTATTATTGCCCACCTTGTAAAAAGGGATATATCCTTTTTTTATCCAAGCGTAAAATGTAGCACTTGATATTCCTAAGATTTGGATCATTTTACTACCGGTTACTAGCTGATTTAATTCTGTTGTCTCCATAATATTTTAGTTATATTTTTAATAATCTGAATAAAGTAAAAATAAACAAAATAAACAAATAATAATCAAAACAAACATTATATTTTTTTGTATGAATTGTTTATTCAGTACTATTTAATTACCTCCTTAATTGTAGTTGATTTGAATTTTAGATTTACTTACTGTGATTCTCCAAAATGTTAATAGTCTTCTTGATCAATGAGTCACTTAGATTAATTCGGCTAATAGTTTCAATGGCTTCGCAAATTTGCTCTTTGTTAGCGGGGTCAATAGACAACAGCAGTGCATTGATGATGGAATTTGATCTATCCGATTGCATAACATCATTTAACCAGTTTAATTGAAATAAAAGATTATGAAGATTTTCAGCTGTATCCTGATCGAGAAGGATATCTTGAGTTAATGGGGCTACAATATTAGAAGGTAGCTCAAATTGGGTTGTTTGTGTTGTGTTTCGCATTTTATCACAAATTATCGGCAACAAAAAAGCCCTGCCGTGTGGGGTTGCGAAACACATTGAAGCCAGTAAGAACTACTGAGAATCAAAAACCACATCGACAGAGCAAAGCCTGAATATAGATACCTAGTATCTAAAATTATTTTTTTTGTAAAGATTTTTTCTGGAAGTTCTTCACCTACTTCAATGTATTTCGCATTTCAAAGATGATAAACATTTTTGATAAATGCAAATTTTACTGAATAGAGATATCTGTAAAAATTTTTATATCCTTATTAAAAGTAGCTCTAGCACTTTGTGTAACTATTCCTCCAAAGCCGTTTTTAGCTCTAAAATCAACAATGACTGTTAGAGTACCATCTTTATTATCTCTGAATTTACTTTCAACAAACTCAAAACTATTTGGGTCGTTCAACTTACTCTTTATTTCAGAAGCCAATTCACTTCTGGAAGAGTTGAAGTATCTCTTGTATTCCTCATTTGGGTCATTTGAATCAGATTTTGAGTTGAAATTAAAATTTATAAATAATAAAACAACGCCAATAGCTACTAATATTGATATTATAGCAACTCTTTCTTTCTTCCTCCTAATTTCATCTGGAATCATAATTTATTATATTAAATGATTAATTCATCAAATATAATAATTCTTTACATCAAGCTTCTTCGATAAATGCAAATGTTAATTTAATCCAAAGTATCAGCCGAACTATCAACTTTACTCAATTCTTTATCAAAATAAAATACTTTAGAGTTTAATATTTTTGCACCAAATCCATTTTTAGCCCTAAACTTATGTCTCATCATGAATCCTGAAAATTCAGGTTTATTATTACTCATTAAGCTATCTCTAACAAAATTATACCGTTTTTGACTTATTCTTGCATCAATAAATTTTTCATTATTTTCATTAAAAGATGGAATGTAAGTGTACGAAGATTTAAGAGTGTCGATCTTATCAAATTCAACAGGCTCATAACTTTCTGGGTCATTTGCATTTTCTTTAATGTAATCAGCTATCAAAACTTTAGCCTTATATTCATTTGAATATTTACATCCTAAAAGAGCAGATGAAAAAATCACTCCCATTAAATACTTTTTCATAATGTTAATATATAAGTTAAGAACCAAATATATCCATTAAGACCCATCAATCAAAGCCTCGCGCTAATCTCCAGCAAATATAACAAACTTTTTAAATAAACATAACATAAACGTTAAGTCGTGTTAATTAATACTCATCCACCCATACCCAAGTTGTCTACCATCACATTGACAATTACAACTATTTTTCCTCACCATACCCTCTAAGTAAATTTGTCAAAAGCAGGTGTGAACTAATAAGGAAGGCCATCTAAATTGGGATACAACTACAAAAAAACACAAATGGATATTAAAAAAGCAATTAGAGCATTACTTCAAACAAAGTTTGGGGGCGCGCAACTTTCAAATGCAAGGGTTGATTCTCTTGCCGCTAAGTTAGAGGGGAAAGTTACAACAGAAGAAGAATTGGAACAGAAGCTTTCTGCGATGGATGAAATTCTACCATTTACAGAAATTGTAAAGGAAGATGACCGTCAGCGCAGTATTCAAGCCGAATTGGACAAGTTGAAGGGGAAACCTCCTGAGCCAGCTCCAATAGTTGAACCGGTACCTACATCTGAGCAAGGAGACGCTAATAAGGCTGTCCTTGATGCGATAAAAGCATTAACTGATACAGTACAGGGGTTAAAGGGTGATAAAGTTGTAAATGATAGGAAATCTTTAATACAAGCAAGACTTAAAGATGCTAATGAGGACTATAGCGCAAGAATTGTTCGAGACTTTTGTCGTATGAACTTTGCTGATGATGCAGCCTTTGAAGAATACTTAAGTGATGTAGAAAAGGATTTTACTGCTCACGTTCAAACAACAGCTGAAAGTAAATTGGGTAAGGACGCTCCATTTGTGAGTGTTGGAAAGGATGGTAGGGTCAATGAAGCATCACAATCTGAAATTGATCAACTGTTCGGAGAAATTAAAATTTAATTTAAAAACTAACAAAAATGGGAGTACAAATAAACTTAGTTGACGATACCATTAACATTGACACCTCAAAAGATGGCATTGTTATCATTGAGAACATTGTTTCCATTCGTGGGGGCAAAGCGTTAGATGTTACTGGGTATCCATTAGACGTGCTTAACGCTGGGCATGTACTTATAAAAGAAACAGCGACTGGTAATTACAAACCAATGCCTTTAGCTGCTGGGAACGTAGCTTATGACGCTCTTCCAGCAGGACATACGTATGCAGGTATTTTGGTAGCGACGATTTTAACAAAACGCCCAGCGGCTGGAGTAATGACTTGGGGGGTAGTGAATGAAGTATCGTCTCCATTTCCTGTCGCTACAATAAAATCAGCATTTTTAACAGCATTAAGTAACAAAATTGAATTTAGATCAGACTTAACATAATGGCAGAGCAAACACAATTCATAAAATATGTACAGAAGTACTTTACTGGGTACATTGCTTCTGTATACAAGACAATCAATGGGGAAAAGAAAGCCCCAAGCTACCTTTACAAGTCAATGCTTGTGCCAAAGCAGTCTGTAGATGGTAAATGGACATCCTTAATGTCAGATAATCAAAATGTATCTGCTGATGTAGTAGCAATGGATTCTCCGTTACCATTAAAGATGCGCCCATCAATGGGTTCGGTTAGTGGTGATATTCCTAAAATTGGGATGGAGCTGAAGTTGAATGAAAACCAATTGGACGCCATCGACACACTTCGTGCGAAAAACGCTGACATCAAAGACATCGTAGACGAGATCTTCGATGATACTAAACGTAGCATTGTCGGTGTTGAAGAGCAAAAGGAATATTTATTCCTCCGCGGCTTCTCAAGTGGAATTGCGTTAACTGATAGTGATAATGTCGGTTCGGGTATCCGTGTCAATTACGGATACGTTAATCAGGCAGGATCTACTGTAATTCTGTCACAAGCTAACTTAGCTACAGCAACTCCGATTGCGGATGCTCGTGCGCAAATCGACAAAGCGGATGAAGCAGGAATTACAATTGGGTACATGACCCTTGACAAGGCGACTTTAGACCTAATGCGTAATACAAATGAAACTAAAGATTTGTACGCTGTTTATTCAGGAAACTTTGGGACAACCAAGCCAGCTCCATCTGCTAAAAACTATCCTGATTTCCTTGAATCAGAGTTAGGCGTTAAGGTAATTGTTGTTAACCGATCTATCAAGTTTGAGAAGGATAGTGTTAAAAAGACTGTTAAAGCTTGGGATGCTGGTAAAATTATTTTGCACCCTGATTTAACAGTTGGTCAATTAGTTTGGAAAAAGCCAGTTGAGGCTGATCACCAGTCTAAAGCAGTTGAATACCGTAATGGCGAACATGGTGCGTTAATATCCAAGTATGTTACACATAAACCATTTGGAGAGTTTACAGATATACAGGCTAGATGTCTTCCAGTTATCAATAACGTAAATGAAATCTTCCAATTAGACACTAAAATAGTTCAAGCATAATGGCAGAAGAAATTAAAGAGGTAAAAGGAGCGCAATTAGATGCTCCTAAATCTTCTCCACAAGGTGGTGAGGATCCTAAAGAAGCAGCTGATAAAGCGGATACTGAGGCTAAAGCGGCTAAAAAAGATAATAAGCCAAAGGGATACATTGTTATTTCCCCATTTTCTGATATCAATAATTTTAAAAAGACTTGGAATAAAGGTGACGATGTATCTCATTTTGATGCAGATCGCTTGGCGATGTGTATTGATCGTGGACTAGTTAAGGAATCATAGATATGGCAAGTGTAAAGGAAGTCTTAATTTCTTCAATGGGGTATAAATTCACAGATGCAACAGTAGAAACGGTATTGGTGGAAAATGGTTTAAACGCAAATGATGTGCGCCTACCCCTAGACAAAGATCAGACTAAAGCGTTGGATTTATCACGTGTTGGATTAATAGACTTCCTTTTAACACTTCCTAAATCTGTTAAGGAGTTGGATTTTCAAATGACGCAACAGGATGCTGAAGCTTTGGAAAATTTACGAAGAAGGTTGCTGTTAAGGTATGGGATTGATGAAGTCACTTCTGATTCTGGTTTTATTGATATATCTAATACACACTAGAAGATCAAGTATGATGATTGAACAGTATCCAGATAAGTTAGTACGTGATGATGGTTCAGAACTATCGTGTAGGTTTTATCCTAACAGTAGAGGTGTCGGTATTAAAAAGGTTATTGATGGAGTAGAAGTATATGCTAAGTATGTTATTGCTCTACCACTAGATACTCCAACAATGCTGATAGGTGAGGTTATTATTGGATATGACAGAAATGGTTCTGTTATTGTTTGGAAAGAAGAGCTTGCTCTTTTTCACCCTGGTCAACTACATTGTGTAGCTTATGTATAATCTGAATAGGCATGTTTAAGGTAGTATTAGATATGACTCCTACTGAAATCGATTCATTCCTTAAAGAACAATTTGAAGAGGTTGATCGACAAACATTAGAGCAGTTTAAATTAGTTCTTACTGAAGCTTTAAAAATTCAACGCGCTAAGATGCGAGCGGATGGAGGATATAACGATGATACAGGCCAATTGCGATCAAGTACTGGTGGGATTATCTACAGAGATGGGAAAGTGTTATTTGAAGATTTTGAATTATCTCCTTATGGTACTGATAAAGATCCAGGTTTGAAGGTGGGTAGAGAAAAAGCACTTGCTGAGATCAGAGAGTCAAAAGGTTGGGGAATAACAATAGTCGCAGGAATGGAATACGCTAGTTGGGTGGAAAGAAATCATCATCTAACCGTTTTAAAAACAGCTGTATCAGAAGTGGAAAAAACACTGGAGCAAGCATTCAACAATATTGATGTATGAGCAAAACAATTAAAAGCGTTTTTGATGCAATGGATGACATTAAAGGTGTGCTGGTTAGCTCTAATATTCCTTCATCCATCAATGGAGAGATCCGTATCGCTCAACGGAGGTTAGACTCTACAAAAGAAGATATTGTGATTAACTCACTATTATATGATGCAGATCAAAAACAGTCTGGGATATTCAATGTCAACATTTATGTGCCAAACTTGAGTAACCAAACTGCTGAAAATCCAACTTCAAAAGACAATACACAGCCAAATAAAGAAAGGTTTAGTGAGATTGGAGAAGATGTCGTAAAGGCACTTGATAATTATCATGGACATGATTTTTCAATTCAGCTCCGTAATCCAGGAGAACTAGATAATTATGGTACAAAATGGCTTTACAATATAGAGATTCGATATAGTTACTTACGTACTGATATCGTTTAACGCTAGTAAATAATAGAATTTTAACTATCAAATCAGGTAAGGGCAAAAATACCTGATTTGATCTCTAACAAAGAAAAATATGTTTCCAGTAAAAGGAGTAGAATCAATTGAATTTGCACCAATAAGTGCAGTAGGTACTTTACCAACTACAGGTTGGGTAAAGTTCACGGATATCGAGGAAGGATCTGTTTCCTTCAATATCCCAGAAGCGACATTAACAAAAGTCCGCGTTGAAGATAAGGCAGGGGTATGGGCAATTGTTGGTGAAGAAGGTGATGGAGCTAGTATAACAGGTAAATCCCTGAATATGGATCCAAAAATAGCTGACTTGTTATTTAAAGGTGATGCAGCTTCAACATCAACTACTAAATTCGAGGCGCCAATTAGCTCAGCGAATGTTGTTAATCTAGCTGTACGTGTCACATCACAACCAAGATTAGGCTTTAAAATGGTATTCGTGATATTAAACGGTGCTATTGTTGCTAGAATTGAAAATACATTAGCAAAAGTAGGTACAGACTTCCTGTCATTAGGATTTACAGCAGAAGCAACTGCAGTATCTGATGCGGATGGCGATGCCTTATCACCATGGTATTATGAAAAAGTAGCAGTAGCATAAAGTATCGGTGTTGAAAAAGTAGCGGTGTTGAACTAATACACTCATTACATTAACTTATACCCCGAACACCATTCTTGTGGAAAGGTTGGCTAGTAGGGGTTATTTATTTCTTTCCAAAATGCAAGAACAAAATAACTTATCTCCACTAGAGGCTCAGCGCCTCATAGTGAAAACATTTAATGACCATCCTGATATGCTTGGGGATGTTGTAATACCTCGTACTGATTTCTTTGGTTCACTATTTCGTCGTAAGCGGACGATTTCACTAAAGCTAAGGGGTATTTCCTCTGGGGTTTCTCAAGACATCGCACTACGTATTATGGAAATGACAGGGATTAAAGAAATTCAGGGATTAACATCCTCAGATCAGATCTTTACCTTACTAAAAGACAATGCTGGAGGGATATCTGATGTCATCGCAATGGCGGTTCAAAATGATACTGCAAAGCAGTATAAAGAGTTATCAAATGCGATAAAATATCAATTTACAAACGGACAAATACATGAAATGTTCCGACTGGTCTACGGGAGGTTAGACCTATCGCCTTTTTTCGACTCTTTAACTTTAGCCAGAAGCCTAGTGATAAATCTTATCCAGGACAAGGAAGCCCATGGTCAATAGTTGCTAATATGGCAATAGCTTTCAAGGGATGGATGACAGAAGAGGAATTGAAACACAAAGTGAGCTATCAAAATCTACTCCTTTATAGCTTAGTTCTTCCATCTGTAGGGGATGAAGGAAAAACAGAATCGCAAAAGAAACCAGTTGATATGTTTAGTTTTTTCAATAGTATAGGAGAAGATTAAAAATTGTCCATGCCCTCATCGACAACTACAAGAAGTTAACGCTACTTAACGTATTCGTTACTTTTGTTTTATGGCTGATTTACGGTATAAAGTAGTTGTCGATGATGAGGAAGCGAAGCGCAGGATTAGCGAATTGCTCAAAGGTAGTGGTGTGTCTGGAAGTGGCTTTAGCGACTCGTCTAGTGATAAAAAAGCATCGTCAAGTATTAATGAGGTTCGTGATGCTCAAGTTAAATTAAAAGAAGCTCAGCTTGCTAATATTAATGCAATTCGTCAGCAACGGGAGGAGATGCAGCGGCAACGTAAAGAGCTGGCTGATTTAAATCTTGCATTCACTCAAGGCAAGATTAATGCTCAAGAATACGCCTTATCCCAAAAGAAAATCACAGCAGAGCAAAAAGAACAAGCTCGTCAAGCTAAAGAATTAAAAAAGCAATTATCTGATAATTCGGAATACGCTAAACTCGCTAAAGCGCTAAATAATGTTAGAAAGGAAACTAAAGATGTTCTAGCTGAAATGTTTTCGCTTGAACGAAGAGGTTATGGAGCAGGAGCAGGATTCGAAGCGTTAAAGAAAAAATCAGAAGCCCTCACTAAACAAACTCAATATTTAGATAAGGCAATTAAAAAAATAGATGCAACTGTTGGGCAGCACCAAAGGAACGTTGGTAATTACGCTGATGCTTTGGGTAATATGGTGCCAATTATTGGAAATGTAAATTCGCAACTAGCAGCCTTCGGAACCTCACTTGACGACTTGGCTAATAAACCTGGTGCTATTAAAGAGCTTGGGTTAACCTTTGCTGGCATGGGCAAAAGCATCCTGACCTTTTTGGTTTCACCAATCGGGGCTGCTATTACTGCTATCGCTGGATTATTTATGCTTTTCAAAGCAAATAAAGACACAGTAATTGATTTTAATAGCGGGTTGTTGAATGTTGGAAAAACCACAGGCCTGTCTGGTCAAGCTTTGCAAGATTTTTCAGATGATATCATAAAATTATCTCGTGCTTTACAGACTGTATCAACAGATAAACTTCTTGAATATGCATCTGTTGCTGGACAGCTGGGGGTGAAGGGTTCTCAAAATATTCTTGCATTTACTGAGGCACTTGCAAAACTTGAAACAGCCTCGGATATCAGTGGAGAAGAAGGGGGGTCTGAAATAGCACGTCTATTAACCCTTGCTGACGGTGGAGTCCAAAATGTAAAGGCATTTGGAGACGAAATTGTAAATCTAGGTAATAATTTCGCTGCAACAGAATCTGAAATACTAGGAAATGCCACTAAGATTGCGCAATCTACTGGTATTTATAAAGTTGGAAGACAGGAAATACTTGCCTTTGCTACAGCAACTAAATCTGTAGGTGTTGAAGCTGAACTTGTTGGGTCTACAATGGGTAGAACTTTAGGCACATTAGAAAAGGCTATTCGTACAGGAAATGGGTTAAGTACAGTATTGAAGCTAGTTGGGGGAACTCAAGCTGAATTAAGTAAAAGATTCAGAAATGACGCTTCTGGCGTCTTAATTGATTTTATCGGAGGTCTTAACCGAACTGGTAAATCTGCTTCTGATTTTAATAAATCATTAGAAGAGGTCGGAATTACTGCCACTCGAGATACAGCAGTAATTGGATCCTTAGCGTCCAATGGTTTCAAAATACTGACAGATGCGCTAGGTTCTGTTAAAAACGCTACAGGGGCAATGGATGCTGAGTTTACTACAGCTTCTGAAAAGTTGTCGAATCAGGCGGCTAGAATTGGCATTGCTTGGGACAACATGATATTAGGAATTGACAATGGTCAAGGCACAATAGGGAAGTCTTCCGTTGCTGTTATACGCTTCATTGCGGACACAATTGACACGATGTCTGGTTCTGTATCTACAACTGATAGATTAGTTAGTAGTTATGAGAGATTTGAAAGTCAGACGAATAAACTTGATAGAGCACTCGCTCCGCTTATAGAGCGTTATGATGAATTAAAATCTAAAAGCACATTAAATAAAGTTGAGCAGGATGAATTAAAAACAACAATTCAAAGACTTGCTGACTTGATCCCTACAGCTGTAACAGGATTCAACCAATATGGGGATGCGATAGATATAAACAGAGGGAAGATAATTTCATTTAATAACGCTCAAAAACAGCTTTTAAAAGACATGAACCTATCAACAGTTAAAACTCTTAATGTTGATTTGGATGAATTAAAAAGGCAGAAAGACCAGCTTGTAAAGGCTCAAAATGCTAGTGTCAGTGGGGGTAAAGAGACATTTTTTTCAAAGGTATTTTCAATTGGGCTATCTGAAGAAGATAAAGCTAAAGGAATAGTCGATCGAACTGAAAGATTAGCTAAAACAACAGATAAAATTCTACAGAATCTTCGGAAAACCAAAAATCTTGGAGGCGCTTTATCCATACAAGATGAAAAATTCTTAAAAAAATATGATGAAGTCCCTTCGGTTGACCCTAAAGGAAATGGGGATGCTGGGATAACTGAATCTCTTAAGAAAAACAAATCATATTGGGAAGGGATTGTTTCAGAAACGCAATCCACTATTGATAACCTTGAGACTGGACAAAGGGGAACTAAAACATGGACTGACTTAACAAAAAAACTTGTTGAAGCTCAAAAGAATGTAGATAAATATTCCTTAAGTAAAGATGAATCTGCTGGTAAATCTGCTAATAAATCAGCTGAGAATGCTAGACAAGCAACAGAGCGTCAACGTTCTTTACAAATGTCTTTTGACCAGAATCATGAACAGTTGCTTCGGAATAAATTAAGTCGTGACGAACAGGAAGTTGCCTCTATTCAAGATAAATATAAAAAGATGACTGAGGAAGCTCGGAAGTTTAATGATGACCCAAAGAATAAAGGAAAACGTGTTGATACAAGTAATTTTAAATCAGATGAAAAATTCGAGATATCAGAAGCTAATACAAAGATTGACACAAGATACATCATTGATAATTTAAATCAACAAAAAGCTTTATACGATCAATTTGAAGCTTATAAGTTGCAGGTTGGAGAAGAAAAAGCAAAGGAAAGATTTCAGAATGAGATAGATCTTTCTAAAACTTTTGGACAGGTTGCTGAAAAGGAAAGGTATGATCTTCTTGATACCGATCCAACAAAAATGACTGCAGCACAAAAAGAGAGATTGGTGATTCTTGATAAGATCATCGCTGATCATGATAACAATGAAAAAAATCGTGAATTGGCTAAATATGCTGATGCAATCCAATTATCTGAAACTTATAATGATCAACTTTTAAAAATACAGAAAAAGTATCAAGAAGCATATACATCCTTAGGAGCAAGTGCTACCGAAGAACAGAAAGCAATTCTAGTAGATCGCATGCAGACTGATATTGATTCCTTAAATGAAACCGAGGCTGCTAAGAATAAAATATTAGTAAGGGGGGCTAAACAGTATTTATTATTCACAACAGCTAGCATTGTCGCGCAAATTAAAACAGTTAAAAATCTTTTATCCAACACTGATCTATCGGATGATTTTAGAAAAAAATTAGAGGCTAATCTTTCTGGTTTACAAAAATCCCTAAGATTAGGCGCTACCGCAGTTAATTTAGAAGTTCTAAAGAATAAAGTAGCTGACTTACGAATAGAACTTATAAGGCTTTCAAACATTAAAGGCGCAAATCCTGAAGAAATAAAAAAGATTAACACTGAACTTGTCCAAACACAAGAAGAAATTGATAATCTAACTAATGAAAAGTTAAGAAGCCTGTTTGACTTTCTACAAAAAATAGCTCAATCTCTCAATCAATTAGGTGAGTCATTCTCTAATCTTGGAGAAGCCTTCGATAATAATACATTATCTGCTGTTGGCGACACATTAAGTGGACTTGCATCAAATATTGATGGGCTTTCTGTAGCATTTGATAAAACAGCAACAAAATCGGATAAATACGCTGCCGCAGCTCAAGCATTAGTAAATATAGTCAGTATGGTCGCTAATGCATCTGCTGAACGTAAAAGGGCTGAAGAGGAGTATTACCGATCTGTGATTCAGTTACAACAAGACTATAATTTATCTCTTAATGAGCGCTTGCGTTTGGAATCACAGCTGGGAGAAAGCGTTTACGTGAAAGATTATGTTGGAAGGGTTCAAGATGGAATTGAAGCGGCTAATGACGCAATGGTCAATTACCAAAAGGCGCTAAGTGATTTAACTGAAAAAGGTCAAGCAAAAACGGGTCAAAGAAATGCAGTTGACTGGGGAAATGTTGGTAAAGGCGCTGCAAGTGGTGTTACTTTTGGAGCTGCAATTGGTAGTGTTGTACCAGTAATTGGAACAGCAATAGGTGCTGTTGTTGGTGGTATTGTTGGTGCAATTGTTGGTTTGTTCAGTAAAAAGAAAAAAGACACATTCACTTCAATTTTAAAAGAATATCCCGAATTAATTAAAAAAAGCTCTGACGGGATGCTTGATATCGATAAATCATTAGCTGAGCAATTAATAAAAAACAACCTTGTCAATGATGAAACTAAGCAAATCTTACAAAACGTTATTGAGTGGGCAGATGCATTAGAGGCGGCTAGAGCACAAATTCGTGAAGTCGTAACAGAATTATCTGGAGCATTAGGGGATGACTTAAGGAATGGGCTAGTAGATGCTTTCAAAGCTGGAGAGAACGCGGCAATTGCCATGGGGAAATCTGTTAGTAAGATCTTGGAAGACATGTTAACTCAATTATTGTTTGCTAAGGCTTTTGATGGGTTATTTAAAACTCTTGAAAATCAGTTGACAGATGCGTTGGCGTTTGGGAACGAAGCCGATGTGATTGATGCCTTTTCTAATTTCCTAGCTGGCGCAGGTTCTGCTGGAGAACAATTCTTATCATTTATGGAAATGTTTCAAAAGGAAGCGAAGAAAAAAGGAATAGATATTTTTAGTGGTAAAGATTCTGAATCAAGTAGCGGTTTAAAAGGTTCTATTCAACGCGAACTAACCGAAGCAACTGCTAGTGAACTAACAGGCTTATATCGGTCTACATACGATGTAATGAAGCGCACTCTTCAAGAAAGCCAAACACATGGGCTGACATTGAGCAAACAGTTGGACATCGCTAATAACAGTTTAACCGCTTTAAATGCTATTAGCAATAATACAGCTAACACAGTTAATCGACTTGATACGGCTATTGTAGAGCTACAAAGAGTCAATAAAAATTTAGGAGGAAAATTCTAATGAGTTTCGAATTAGATCAACAAGACACAGCTTCATTGGGATTGTTTTTTAAACAAGGTGCCTTATATAAGGAACTTCTAAAACTTCCTAAGCCAAAAGAAACGTATGCATATGACTGGAAGGATCAGCATGGTAAAGAGCGTGATACAATATCACCTGTGAGGTATGAGGAGTTGAAATATTCTATTGACTGCTATATGATAGCTGACAATATAGATGACTTGCAGATCAAGCGGTCAGCCATATTGGAACTTCTTTCTAACCCTACTGGATTTGTGTTGTATTCACAGACTTTGGGAAGAACTTTCAAACTCTTTTATGAGGATAGTCCATCTTTTAATGTCTTGAATTCTGTCATCAATAATGGTAGAAAAGTTTATTGTGAATTTACTTTGAACCTAATAAATAATTGGGATGATGCCGAACTGATTGTTCCGCTCGAAGATGTTAATCAATTGGCGCTAACTGAGTTGGGAGATCAAATTTATGTGATGATTAAAAAACAATTGTTTTAATGGAAATACAGGTAAAAAGAGATGGCGTAAATACTATTCAATTACCCTTGAATAAATCCACCTTCAACAAGAAATTGATGGGTGAGCATAACCTTGTGTTTTCATTTGAAGCAGGTAGCAAGCTTGATTCACGTATAGGAGATACGATAGATTATAAAGGTGAAATCTTCACGATTAATCAGGAGCCAAATTTAAAGAGGGATTACCACTACCAGTACGATGTTATTTTTGAAGGTCAAAGGCATACGCTTAGCCGTTTTCTTCTTAAAGATGAGGGAGCATTTACATTTGGTTACACCGGTGCGCCTGATGATTTCATGTTCATGTTTCTTGAGTGTGTCAATGCTGTTGATAGTGGGTGGACAATTGGACAGATCGATGATTTAGAGCCTGTCACAACTGAGTTTGATAAGATTGACTGTTTATCTGCCCTTAGTGTAATTGCAGAAGCTTACAAAGCTGAATGGGATATTGTGGGGAAGACTATAAGCTTAAAGAAAACTATTGGTGTTGCTAAAATTTTCCCTTTAAGTTGTGGTCAAGGTAACGGCCTGTACTCATTGAATAGACAGTCAATCAATGACAAGTCTATTGTGACACGTGCCTATGCTATTGGTGGAGATAAGAACCTCCCAGAAGGCCTTAAAGGAAATCTAAAACTTGATGGATACATTGAGAACAACGTCGCTTTGTATGGCATTAGAGAGGGAGTGTATACCAATGATGATATTTACCCACATCGCACAGGAACGGCGACAGGTGTCGGACAGATCAATGAAGAAACTTTTACGTTAACGGATACATTGCTTGACTTTGATATCAATCAAGTTAAAGTTGATGATGGATGGAAGATTGTTTTTCAATCAGGCTCTCTCAATGGTAATGAGTTTGAAATATTATCATACAATCATACAAGTAAAACCATTCGATATAAAGCAAATAAGGACAGTAATGATAATCTGTTTCCTTTTGGCGTTACAGTCGCTGAGGTTGGAGATAAATACACGCTAATTGGCATTCGGATGCCACAAAGCTATATCGATGCTGCTATTGCTGAACTGACAGCTGCCAGATTGCAATATCTAACAGATAATTCAGCTCCTCGTGTAGTTTATGATCTTGAACTAGATTTATTGGAATTAAAAAGACGTGACAGCCTTCCAGATGCTGGGGATATCGTGCCAGTTACCGATACTGAACTTGGGGTTGATGAGCAAATACGTGTAACTAGTATTTCCTATCCTGGTCATTATCCTGATGTTCTTGAAAATGGGATGACCTTTAGTGCGGAGGTTGGAAATGATGTTACCTATACTCTTATACAAAAGATTCAAAACGATATCAAGGAACAGAAGGAAGTTGTTACTCAATACACTAAAAAAAGCTATGAAAACGATCGTAGAAACGTCGTTGCTCTGAATGAATTTAAAAGCAAAGTGTTTGACCCCGATGGCAATTTGGAAAATCCGTTAATTCAAGCTATTTCTGCTGT